AATTTTACCAAATAACAAATAATCTTAATTATTGATATATTTATTAAGAAAAAATAATTTAATCAAAACAAAATATTATGGGAGGATTAAAACCTATCGGAAGTGAGAAATTGGAAGGAATGGATAAGATACGTAGAATTATGCAAATTGCTACGTACAATGAGAACATTCCAAATCCAATAAATGAAACTAAATCAACTGAATATTCTGCAAATCTTGCAGACGGACATACATACTTTATTGTAAAAGAAAGATTGGGTTATATCATCAAAAAAGGACTTAATGAGTCAACATCTGATTATATTGACACAATCCAAAGTAGAAAATACTATCCTTCGTATTCACAAGCATTAAAAAGGTTAAATTTGATGTCAAAAGAGTTTAACACCCTTTACGGAAACGATGAAGGTATGTCGCTCTTTACAGAGCAAAAAAAAAAGTTTAAACTAAAATTACCTGGTAAAGGTAAAACTACTACAGATACGGCTACAACCCCACCAGTAGAAACAGGTGGCGGTTCACCATTACCACCTCCACCAGCAGGAATGAGTGCGGGAGGTGAAATACCACCTCCACCAGCAGGTTTTGGTGGTGAAACACCATCACCTACTGAAATGGGTTCAGACACACCACCACCATTACCTAATGAAGGGGGTATGGGAGAATTACCAACAGAAGGTGGGACTGAAACACCTCCGCCTGCCGTAGGTGATGAAATGGGTTCAGATACACTACCACCAATGCCTGACGAAGAAGGTGGTGAGGATACTGGATCAGAAGAAGAACCAATGGTGGACGATGAAGGTGATGAAGAAAAAAAATCAAAAAAAGAAGAACCAACAAGTTTTAAGGTAATTCAAAAACTTACAGGGAAACTCGCACAAAAAATCAGAAAATATAACGCTGAAGACGATATGGATCCTAATGATGTTAAATACATCTTAAATTCTGTATTATCAGCTCTTGATGTTGATTTATTAGATGAGGACGATATTGAAGAAATTATTTCTCGTTTAGAGGGTGACTTTGACGAAGATGAGGATGAGGATACGGAAGATGAAGAAACTGAAACTCCAGAAGATACTGATATACCTGAAGAAGGTTCTGAAGAACCTATGGGTGGAGGTGAAGAAGAACCACCAACACCACCCGAAGGAGGTGAAATGTCGGAATATAATATGGGTGATGCTATAAATAAAAGTATCTCACAAAGATACGTTGGTAGTATGAAAGATAAACTTGCCGAAAAACCAACCTTTGGTGGTGAAATGGATGAAGAATATCCAAAACACGGGGCAAGAACAAGTCGTCATCAATATAACCACTTATCACACGGAACTTTTGGTGAGTCAAAAGTAGATAAGATTTTATCAAATTACTTTAACACAACTAAAAGTGAGATTATTTCAGAAGAAAGAAAAAGATTAAAAACACTTGAGGAGATTGAAAGAAAAAAACAAACCGCATATAAAGCTGTAAATAAGTTATGTGAAACTGTAAAACAGAGAAGAGCGGCATTAGAATACGTTGAGAAGAACCCAACATCCAAATTATTAGGAAGAACTAATAAGGGAAGTTTAGTATTTTCGGAAGGGGTTGTTAAAACTAAAATCACAACAAACGGTTTGGTGATATGAGTTATTTAATTTACATAAATGGTTTAGGACCTAATTATAGGGGTGAAAATATTTATGAGTTTATTTTTTCAGATTCATTAGATGATGTTTGGGGTGAAAATTGGGAGGCAAGACCTGCAAATGGTTACCCAAGTCCCCCTGATGTGGAACACGCAAAAAAAGTAGGAATGTTAACAAATGGTGAGATAACATTGGAGTTGGTTCAAAACTCTGATGTTTTTTCAGTTCAAGATTCTATTGATGGTGTTATTGCCCTTGGGTGGGAAAAGGAAGAGGAGATTGATTTTTCACTGGTTAAAAGATTAGTTTTTAAGTATGGTGAAAATGAACAAGATGTGAAAGATAAATTATACGAAAGAGATATCGTATTACAGTTTGAAAAAAAAGTAGTGTATGAAAACTAAAAATTATATACAAATCCTTATGGAGAATGGTATCCATTTTAATACTATTTCTAAAATGAATAAAAACCAAGTTAGGATTCTTGCGGAAAAGTTTGAGACAAAGGAGGCTGTTACAACTACCTCACAGACCGGGTTTAAAACAACAATAACACCAGGTAGTCCTGCAAATTTAGAGGTTGGCGGGGCAAATTTACAAGTTGATCCGGCAAAAGGTATTACAATAACCTCAAAAACAAAACCTGTTGGGACTGGTGAAACAACAGAGTCAAAAGAGTTAGAAGAAAGATTTGAATCAAAGGCACAACAAAAATTATTTTTTGCAAAATGTGGTAATGGTAAAACAAAGGAACAAAAAAAATGGTGTAGAATGAGAGATGAATTTGCAAAATCTACAACAAAAAAACAATATAAAAAAATGCCTGAAAAACTTCACCCAGAAAAAACTGTAAAATATAGAAAGAATAAAACAGACGAAGCGTATCAAAAATATTTAGAAGAAAGAATTTTTGAGATGATTGAAAAACATATTGAACCGAGTATGACTAAAGGTGAGATTATTCAAACCCTTATGGAAAAGGTTAATAAACAAGAAAACTTCGTCTTGAAAAACCCACCTAAAAATAGTATGTTTCAAAAAGGTAAAATGAAATTACCTATCGGAAAATTATCAAGTATCGGTGGTGAAATGAAAGAGGACACAAAAGAAAAGGAAAGAACAAAAGAAAAGGAAAAAACAAAAACTCCTACAAGAAAAAATCCTTTTAAGGATCCAAATCCTGGTGTTAAGGAGAAACCAAAGGCGGATACAAAAGAAAAAGAAAGAACAAAAGAAAGGGAAAAAACAAAAACCCCTACAAGAAAAAATCCTTTCAAGGATCCAAACCCTGGTGTGAAAGAAAAACCTAAAGCTGACGTAGAAAAACAAAAAAGTGATTTTATGATGGCAATTAAACAAGCAGTTAATACAAAGTAATGGGAAACTCAAGATTAGAAAAATTGATTAGAAAGGTAGTTAAGGAAGCTCCTATTGATTATGGTGATTATCCTGAAAGAATGCACCCAAGAACTCAACAAAGGGTTGAGGATCCTGAAGGTATATATGCAAAGAATCGTGCCTTTAAAGGTGGTGTATCTGACGTTGAGAGGATTGCAGGTAAAAGATTTAAGGAAGTTGTGGATTATGTAAAAAGATATTATGCAACGGATAGAAATATAACTGAACCACAAGTTAAGATGGCAATTCAGATGGAACAAATGATGGCAGTAAGAAGTGCAATGTCCAAAGAACCTAATTACCGTGAACAATTAAGAGATTTGGCGGTAGAAATTGCAGCTAAAGAAGAAGGGTGGATGCCTTATTCTAAAACTATGGAAGAAGCCATAGGTGAAGGGTTAGTTGTTAAGGAAAGAAAAATGGGTGGAGTAGTATACCAATTTGATTTTGTTAATATGTTAACTTTTTTAGGTGAACAAAGAATAGACCCGAATCAGTTTCAAATGAAACCACAAAAAAATGAGAAACTACCATTACCAAAGAATTTTTCATTTGATATTGATGAATTAACTCCTGAAGAACAAAAACAGTTAGAAATAGAAAAACGTAATGTAATCAATGCATTAATAATGGGTAAAGGTAAAAGAGGACAATTTGCTTACCAAATGTTTAAGGATAGATTGGATGCAATTGATCCGGCTCTTTATCCACTTTACAACAAAATTATGGGCGCAAACGATTTGATGTATTTTACGGATGAAGATTTAATTGAGGCTCTTGGTGGTAATGCTGCAGGATCTGCAGGTAAAGTAGATTCGGATGAAGACGAAGAAGAAGAAGAGGATGGTGGAGAAGAGGAAATGCCAAATGACACTTATTTTGCTAATGGGCTAATATTTCCTGTTTTACTTCACGAATTATTTAAGGCATTTTCAATGGTTACGGCACGTGCTCAATGGAAAGATGTTGATCCTGAAATGGCAACACAAGTTATTTCACAAACAGATACAATGTCAAACGAACCAATGAATTTTAGAGTGGGTGCTGAGGTTGTAAGAAAGTTAAGATCATTACTTCCTGATGAATTGGTATTAGATGCTGAAGGGAAAAAATATATGCCTTACTTTGAACAAATCCTTTATAGTATTCCTGCGGAACAATTTTTAAAGGACGTTATTGCAAATGTAATTTCTGATGACGCATCAGATAATAGTAAAGCGACAAGAAAATTTGAGGAAATTTTTGCTAAAGCTAAAGCGGAATACAAAAAAGTTAACGATGATGAAGAAGATGACGACTATGATGAGGATGAAGAAGATGACGACATTCTTACAAGATTAGGATTATAATAAATTTATATTTTTTACTATGAACCCCCTTTTATGAAAATAATTGGGGGTTTTGATATTTATATGTAAATCATTTTATGAGTTTGACAAAAGAACAGTTGATGCTTGAATATGTTAAATGTATGAGGGATACACCATATGCTCTTCGCACATACCTACAAACATATGATAATACAGTATCAAAATATGTTCCATTAGAATTGTTTCCAGATCAGGTTTCACTACTTAAAGATTATGAGGATTACGAAGAAAATATCGCATTAAAATATAGACAGGCGGGTGTATCAACTGTAACTGCTGCTTGGGTATCAAAAAGGTTAGTTTTTGCAAAAAAAGAACGTCCCGAAAAAATTCTAATTATTGCCAACAAACTTGATACATCAATGGAGATGGCAAATAAGATTAGAGCGTTTGTTGAACAATGGCCCAAATGGGTTGGTGCAGGGTTTTCTGTTGATAAAAACTCACAAAAACATTATAAATTAACAAATGGTTCAGAGGTAAAAGCAGTTGCAACATCAAAAGATGCATTACGTGGATTTACCCCCACAATACTTGTATTTGATGAGGCGGCGTTTATTGAGGCTGATAGTGACTTTTGGGCTGCTTGTATGGCGTCACTATCTACGGGTGGTAAAGTAATCGTTGTATCAACACCAAACGGGTATGATCCAATTTATTACGAGATATATAACCAAGCAACAAAGGGGATGAATAATTTCAGAATCTCTGAAATGTTTTGGTATAGAGATCCAAGATATGCAAAAGATTTGTTTTTGGTTCCAACGGACGATTTAATTGATTATTTGTTAAATAAAGACGAAAAGGATACTTCTAAAAATATTTCATTTGCACACATAGATCCTTACGAAAGAGATTATAAAGAATTAAGTGATTTATTTTCAAAGGGTTACAAACCTTGTTCTACTTGGTATGAGAAAATGGTTAAAAAACTTAAGTATGACAAAAGAAAAATAAATCAGGAGTTAAATTGTGAATTTTTAGGTTCAGGGGATAACGTATTTGATAGTAAACAACTTGATTATATCAAACAAAACACACTGGAGGATGCACCAAATAAAATGATGGGTAATTCATTGTGGTTATGGAAAGAACCTATTGAGGGACACAAATATATTATGGGTGTTGACGTATCTCGTGGTGATAGTGAAGATTTCTCAACAATCCAAATAGTTGATTTTGACGAAAGAGAGCAGGTTTTTGAATACGTTGGTAAAATACCTCCTGATTCTTTAGCGGAAATCGCATATAAATGGGGGTTAATGTATAATGCTTTTTGTGTTGTGGATATAACTGGTGGTATGGGTATTACAACAGTTAGAAAAATGCAAGAATTAGGATATAAGAATTTATACATTGATGGCGTGGACTCAACAAATATTTGGAGTTATAATCCAAAGGCACAAGATAAAATACCAGGAATAAACTTTAATAATAAAAGAGTTCAAATAATAGCAGCTTTTGAAGAATATGTTAGACATAAGTTTAAAGTAAAAAGTGTTCGTTTATATAATGAAATGAATACTTTCATATATGTTAATGGTAGACCCGATCACCAAAAAGGTCAACATGATGATTTAATAATGTCAATAGCAATGGCAATATACGTTGGGGAGTCGTCATTTCAAAAACTTGAAAAAGTTGTTGAAAAAACTAAAATAATGATTGAATCGTGGACTGTAAGTAATAATGATTCTGTTGGTAAACAAGTTCATTTTGATCCTGTAATGCCAAATACTCATATGTTTTCTGAAAGACAAAGAATGAATTCAGGTCCATCAAAGGATGAATATATAAAATACGGATGGTTATTCGGGGGTATGAAAAGATAAAAAAATGGGATTAGAACGAAGACCTACTTCTGGAAAAATAAATGGTGGATCTAACTTAATAGTTCCTGGGTTAAATGTATATTCCGTAAAAGTTGCACCAAATACTTTTGGGTTCAAGAAAGGTAGTGGTGTTGATAATAAAAGAATTTATAACGTTACAACTCCCACACCAAGTCAAACACCTTTACCTACACCAACTCCTACACCAACCCCAACTTAAAACATACTTGACGCTATAGTAGTAACAAATGACGTTTACATAGAAGTTGGGACTGATTTGTATTTAAAATACGAAGAATAATAAATTAAAAATTTATGAATATTTATATTTGACAATTATAAATTAATTTTTTTATATGGAACAAAACACAAACCAATTAACCGTATGGCAAAGGCTATCAAAAACATTTGGACCTAATTCATTATTAGGACAGGATGTGCCAACACATAGATTTGATAAAAAAGAGTTATTAAGAACTAAAGATAGAAACGAGTTTGAGAAAGAAAAATTACAAGCGCAACAATCTTTATTTTTGGCAAATCAATGGACAAAGATTGAAAACAACCTATATACTCAAGCAATTTATTATGAACCAACGAGATTAGCCGCGTTTTACGATTATGAATCTATGGAGTTTACTCCTGAAATATCAACAGCTCTTGATATCTATGCTGAAGAATCCACAACACCAAATGAAGACGGACACATACTTCAAATATATTCAGAATCAAAAAGAATAAAAGGTATTTTAGCCGATTTATTTAATAATACTTTAGATATTAATACCAATCTGCAGATGTGGATTAGAAACACCTGTAAGTATGGTGATAATTTTGTTTATCTAAAATTAGATCCAGAAAAAGGTATAATTGGCGGTGTGCAATTACCTAATATTGAAATTGAGAGGATGGAAAAGGGTATGACACCAAGAAGTCCAAATACCGAAGTCAAAACAGATGAAAAAGGTTTAAGGTTCAATTGGAAAGAAAAGAATATGGAGTTCAACACTTTTGAGGTGGCTCACTTTAGATTGTTGGGTGATGACAGAAAACTACCATATGGAACATCTATGTTAGAAAAAGCACGAAGGATTTGGAAACAATTAGTTTTAGCGGAAGACGCAATGTTGATTTATAGAACATCAAGAGCCCCTGAAAGGAGAGTATTTAAAATATTTGTAGGTAATATGGACGACAAGGATGTTGAACCGTATGTACAAAGAGTCGCTAATAAATTTAAGAGAGATCAAATAGTAGATAATAAAACAGGAAATGTTGATTTACGTTTTAATCAAATGGCAGTAGATCAAGATTATTTTATTCCTGTTAGAGATGCGACACAAACAATGCCTATTGAGACATTAGCCGGCGCACAAAACCTATCTGAAATTGCGGATATTGAATATATTCAAAAGAAACTTGTCACAGCTTTACGTATCCCTAAAGCGTATCTTGGGTTTGAGGAACCAGTTGGTGATGGTAAAAATTTATCTTTATTAGATATTCGTTTTGCAAGAACAATTAATAGAATCCAAAAAAATATGCTTGGTGAATTAAATAAAATTGCAATTATTCATTTATTCTTATTAGGTTTTGAGGACGAACTACAAAATTTCACGTTAGGACTTAATAATCCATCAAAACAGGCAGATTTATTAATGGTTGATGTATGGAAAGAAAAAGTATTGTTATATAAAGATCTTGTTAGTGAAATACCAAATTCGCTTGCACCAACATCAGCAACTTGGGCTAAAAAACATATTTTTGGGTTCTCTGATGAAGATATTAAAATTGATACACAAAGACAAAGAATGGAAAGAGCAGTTGCTGCGGAACTTGCAAATACTGCAACAGTCATTACACATACAGGTATGTTTGATACTATTGATAGATTATACAAAACTGTAAGTGGTACAACTGATGGTACACCACCGCCACCACCTGAAGGAGGTGGATTAGATATGGGTGGAGGAGCACCACCTCCAGGACCGCCACCACCAGAACCAGGTGGTTTACCTGAAAGTAAAAAGAAGCTTGAAAATTTACTTTTAGAAGGTGACGATATTGATTTTATGTATAAAAACTCTTCTTTGGGGGATATTGAAAACGAATTACTGAAAATACTTAAAGATTAATATATTTATATTAAAAAAGTTATGAAAATAGGATTAATAAAAAGTAAGGTGGAAAAATGTCTAACTGAATCTTACGGAAGAGATACATTTAAACCGAATATGTTTATTTTTAAGGAGTTGGTTTTGGAGAATAAAAATTTAAGTAAATTGTTTTTTCTTTACGACGAACTATCCTCAAAAAAATCGTTAAACGAATCTACAGGAACCGAGTTAATTAATGAGTCAATCACGTTATATGAAAATACTGTAAATAAAATAACGAAAAAACAGATTGATGAGGTGAACCTTTGGTTAGCGGACGTTAAAACTGAAAACAAATATGAAAATTTAGATAACCTATTCTCAACAAACGTTCTTACATTAGAAAATAAAATTAAAAGTAAAAAAATAATTTTAGAAAACTTAAAACAAGAACCTTCAGATGTAACTGAAATTTCAGAAAAGATACCTCTAAAACAATTAGTCAATGTTGCAAACAAAACTGTAAACGATTTTTTAGGTTCATTAAATGAAAGTGATACTAAAAAACTTAAAAGTATCTTATCTGAAGATGAAAAAAAATTAAAATTAAAATTTGAGGTAATAAAAGAAAGTGTCACAGACAAATTAGAGGAACTTAAAGAAAGTGAGAGTGATACGGAAACATTACAACGTATTAATGAAACATTAAATAGAGTAAACGCGGAAGAGTTCTCCCGTATTAACTATTTCAAACTACAAGAGTTAAATAAAAATATTTAATTTTGTGATTTAAATTTCTGAAGATATTCAGCCTTTTTAAAAATCTGTCTTTTAAGGACAGATTTTTTTGTATACTCTCTCCTCTCATTTAGTTTAGAATTTTGACGTGTTTTAATAACCTTACTTTTAAGTTCCTTCAGGGCACGTTCAATATCATTTTTTTTGACTGTTACAATAAGCATAAATTATTTAGTTAGTTTTTTGTTATATTGATATATATCCCAAATTTACATAAACTTCAATAAAATAAACATGATAGATATGAAAAATTATTATGAAAAAAGGAAAAACCTCCAAAATCAACGGTTTTAGGACATCAAAAGTATTGTATGGTACAGTTGACTCAAAAGAATTCAAATCACTTTACTTAAACATTCAAACATGGGTAGAACCAAAATTAGAAGTAGAAAATTGGACAAGATTAGTTCTTAATATGAATAGAGCAGTTAAACACTCCGTTTATGAAAATTTAGATAAAACATTATTTGATGATAAATTTATTGTTGATTTAGATTTAAGAACAAGTGGTTTACAACTAAAAAAGAAATCTTTTATGAATTTAGAAATAAATCTATTCTTAAATGAAACAATAGATTTCAAATCCACAAAACTAAAAAAATCACTTAAAAATTTAACCAAAGAAATATACTCTGATGTTTTCACGGGAAATGAGTATTTCAAGTTTTATTTGACAAAAAATGGAAATTCAAAACCACAGAAGGTAAAAATAGAAAAAGTTTAATATTTATTATAAAAACTTTTGAAATGAAGATACTAGGACCAAACGATACAGGTAGGGGAATTCTTATTGAATATGACGCAGGATATATTAATCCAAAAACTCACGAAAACCATTTTATAATGGAACAGAAGAACTTTTTAGATCATTCAAAACCATTTGAATTCTACGCTGTTTTACAAAAATACAACACCCCAAATAGGAACGGAAGAGTATATCCAGAAAAGGTATTAAAAAGGGAAGCTGAAAATTATAAAAAAATGATTGACAAAGGAACTTCCCTTTCCGAACTTAACCACCCCGAATCATCTCTTATAGATTTAGATAGAGTATCACACATTATAACTGAAGTATGGTGGGACGGACCTGTTCTTTTAGGTAAGTTAAGGTTACTTACAAGTCCTGGATTTCACGAAAGGGGTATATGTTCCACAAAAGGCGATTTAGCCGCAAACTATTTAAGACAAGGTGTAACACTTGGTATTTCTTCTCGTGGTGTTGGCTCTCTAAAAAAGGTTGGTGAACAAAACGAAGTTCAAGATGATTTTGAATTAATCTGTTTTGACTTGGTATCTTCTCCATCAACTCCTGGTGCTTATCTTTTCAGTGATGAAAATGAAAGAATGAAGTTTGATGAGAATTTAGAAGAGGACAAAAAAATGGCAGTTGAGAGAAATGTTGGTGATAGTGGAAACAAATCACTTGACTTAATGAAACGTTTATCCGATTATTTGGGTAAATAAAAAAATTATGGAACAAGGAGAAAAATATTTTGTAGCAAAAATCACTTCTGATTTATTGGATACTGAATCAGGTAAAGTAAAAAAAGTTAAAGAAGAAAAATTAGTTTTAGGGTATACACCCACGGATGTTGAGGCAAAAGTCACAAAAGTATATGAACACTATACAATGGACTGGAGAATTACATCAATTACCGAAAGTAAAATTGATGAGGTGATAGAATAAAAACAAATAAAATACAAATAAAAAAAGGGAATGACAATAGTTGTTCCCTTTTTTTATGTCCAATAACGAATTTTTTAATAAGATGGTGTATTTATATGAATAAGAAAAAAATTAAATGGCAAGAAAAGAAACAGCTATTGAAGACGCACTATTCCAAATCAAGAATTTGGAGGAAGCTCTTAACAGAAATGCACAAGGAATACTTTCTTCTACAATGAAGGAGGAAATCAGCTCTTTAGTAAAAGAATCTCTTAAAGAACAAGATGAGGTTGACACAGAAACTGAAACGGAAGTGGATGTTGATAATGAGGATGAAACAGGTGCCGAAGAACAAGATACCGAAATGGTAGACACTGAATTAGAAGATGATGAAATGATGGAGCCACCTGTAGAACCTGAAGATGACACAATTGATTTAACCCAAGCTTCTGATGAAGAGGTTTTGAAAGTATTCAAAGCAATGGGTGATAATGACGGTGTTATCGTAAAAAAAGATAATAATATGTTGCATTTATCTGATACAGAAAATAATACAGATTATCTTATCCAACTGGGCGAATCCGAAGAAGAAATGATGGAATTTGACGATATGGACTTTGATGATGAGGAAGAAATGGACTTTGATGATGAGGACATGGATTTTGATGGTATGTCATTTGAGGACGATGACGAAATGGGGTTTGATGATGAGGACGAATTCACCGAGGGTGAAGCGATTCCTACTATTGAACCTGAATTCCAATCTACTATGCAAGAAACAATCTATGAATTAGAACTTGATGATGACATGGGTGGAAATAGAAAAAAAGTTTCTTTCGGACGTGAATCAGAAATGATGGAATTTGACGAAATGAGTTTTGAAGACGATGAGTTAGAATCTGAAATGATGGAAATGTATGATGAATTTGACGACATGGAAATGGATTTTGAAGATGAGGACGAAATGGACTTTGAAGATGAGGACGAAATGTACGAATCTTGGATGAATGAGTCAAAGAAAACCACAAAAGCCAAAGGTATGGGTATGGGTAATGCCTCTAAATTTAAATATGGGAAAACCACTGATTACCCAACACACAAACAAAAGGAAGCTTTTGGTGGTGGTAAAGTTAAAGCTATGGGTACTGGTAAACCTAAATTTGAATATAAGGAGGAAGTTAATTATGATGGATTTGGTAAACATCCAAAAAAACAAGTAAAAAAGATGGAAACCAAAGAAGCATCAAGAACTTTAGGTAACGGTAAAAGATGGGGTAGAAAAGGTTTAGATAAACCAAAAGCAGCACCACGTCATTTAAGAGTTGAAAGTTCAAAAGAACTTGAACTAATGAGAGCAAAAAATGAAGAATACAGAAAAGCTCTTGATTTGTTTAGAACTAAATTAAATGAGGTTGCTATTTTTAATTCTAACCTTGCATACGCAACCAGATTGTTTACCGAACATTCAACAACAAAACAAGAAAAAATCAACATTTTAAGAAGATTTGACAATGTTGATACTTTAAAAGAGTCAAAAAATCTTTATAGAGTGATTAAAAGTGAGTTAGGAACTGAAGGACCGAGTGCCTCGCCAATTAACGAGTCAGTACAAAGAACTGTAGAAAAAACACCTTCAACAGGATCGGCAGTAAACTTGATTGAATCTAAAACTTACGAAAATCCTCAATTCTTAAGAATGAAAGATTTAATGACAAAAATTAAATAAAATAAACTTTTTAAACAACCCGTATATTTATAATATACATAAAATTAAATAAAGCCTAAAAAAATAAAAAAATGGGAGCATTATTAGAATCAGGTCTTGTAGGTAACATTGGGCTTAAGCACCTAAAAGTTATCAAAGAAGACACAATTAACAAATGGGACAGATTAGGGTTCCTTGATGGACTTAAAGGACATCTAAAAGAAAACGTAGCACAGTTGTATGAAAACCAAGCTTCTTTCTTGATTAACGAAGCAACTTCTGAAGGTTCAAACGGAGCTTTTGAAACTGTTGTTTTCCCTATCGTAAGAAGAGTTTTCTCTAAATTGTTGGCTAACGATATCGTATCAGTACAAGCAATGAACTTACCTATCGGTAAATTGTTCTACTTTGTACCTCGTATCCAAGGATTTCAAGACGGATATGGAACAACTTCTGCAGAACACTATCCACCAATTGGATCTCCTGAAGCTGCGGCTAATAATAATGCATTGAATAACCCTGGACAAGGTTATCCTAATTCAAGTGCATCGCCTAACTATCCTTTCGCTAAAAACCTTTATGACTTGTTCTACGAAGGTGCTGAAGCAGGACTTGATCCTCCAGGATTGTTTGATTACTCTAAAGGACGTTGGTCTGCAATTACTGCACCAGCACAAGTTGTTGTATGGAGTAATGGTGATTTAGTTGACGCTACAGGTTCTTTGACTAACGCATATGTTGGTAACACACGTAAAGTTCTTATCAAACTTTGTGGATGGAACAATATCCCTGGTGCTGGTAAATTAGTAGGTCCTGATGGAAATGAAATTGATAGTGAGACTTTCTTGTCTGATTTGAAAGTTCTTCCTAATACAGGTCTTGGGTTTGGTTCAAATAACGTTTGTCCTCTACCTACAACAACAACTCCACTATTGTTTAGAGTTGTAACTCAAAAATATGGTAAAGGTATTGTTCAGTATGGACAACAAACACCAACTACATGGCCTGTAGATGGTAACGGTGGTTCATTCTACGATATTTGTGATGCTAATGGTTGTATTTTCCTTGAAGTAGATTTGTCTTGTCCTGCTTGTGCTTCATGTGGTGATGATTCACTTGATGGTTACACAGGTTCATCTATTTCTGCTATCACTTCAGGAACTTCATTTACTGCTGTTTGGAGAAGATATGAAGAACTTGAGTTTGAAGAAAAAATCGGTGAGGTTTCTTTTGACTTGGAATCTGTAACAGTTTCTGTGTCTGAAAGAAAACTTAGAGCACAATGGTCTCCTGAATTAGCACAAGATGTTGCGGCATTCCACAACATTGATGCTGAGGCTGAATTGACAGCCCTATTGTCAGAGCAAGTTGCTGCTGAAATCGATCGTGAAATTCTTCGTGACTTGAGAAAAGGTGCGGCTTGGAACCTACGTTGGGATTACAACGGATGGAGAAGAATTGCACAAACTACATCTTACACTCAAAAAGATTGGAATCAAACGTTGATTACTGCGATTAACCAATTGTCTGCACAAATCCACAAATCTACTTTGAGAGGTGGTGCAAACTGGATCGTTGTATCTTCTGAAGTTTCAGCAATCTTTGATGATTTAGAATACTTCCACGTATCTAACGCATCTCCTGAGCAAGATCAGTATAACATGGGTATTGAAAGAGTTGGTACTCTTGCAGGACGTTACCAAGTGTATCGTGATCCTTACTTCCCACCAAACCAAGTATTGTTGGGTCATAAAGGTACTTCACTTCTTGACACAGGTTACATCTACGCACCGTATGTACCTCTACAATTAACACCTACAATGTACAATCCGTTCAACTTTACACCTATCAAAGGTATAATGACACGTTACGCGAAAAAAATGGTTAACAACAGATTTTATGCGCGTATTACTGTTGATGGTGTTCGTACATTTGATTTGAGAGAATTGAGATAATCAAAATCTTAAAATAGAATAAGAAAAGAGTTAGAGAAATCTAACTCTTTTTTTTTGTTTAATTTACAATAATAGGTTTTATGGTTATATTTATATTATATGAAAAAAATTATTTTAGATGATAACACTATAAAAGAAATAATCAGGCTTTATACCGATGAAATGTTGGGTTCACCATCTATTTCCGAAAAACTAAACATTAAAAAACATATTGTATTACGGGTATTAAAAGAAAGCGGTATAAAGATAGGACCATCTGGAATGAAATATAAGGGTGGTAAATCTGTTTCAGATAAAAGAAATTACCATAAACATAAAGAAAAGAAACTTAACTATCATAAAATATGGTCTCAAGATAAAAAAGAACACCTTAAAGAATATCAAAAAAAATGGAGAGAAGAAAATATTGATAAATGGAGAGAAACCAAAAGGAATTACGAAAAAACCCGTAAAGCAAACGATCCCCTCTATAAGTTAATCAACAATTTCAGAACCGCAATTTATCAAGTATTAAAAGAAAGAAACATTCAAAAAAACGGACACTATTTTGATATTCTAAAATATACTCCCGAACAATTAATAGAACATTTAGAAAGCAAATTCACAGGAGTTATTACTTGGGATAATTATGGACAATGGCACGTAGACCACATCATCCCAATTTCATCGTTTGATATTAAAGAAATAGGTGATAAAGAGTTTAATAAATGTTGGGCGTTAGAAAACCTCCAACCATTATGGGGTGATGAAAACATTAGAAAATCCAATAAGATAGTTTATTAATTTAAAAATAACATTGTTTTTCATATACTTTTGATACTTATCAATAAAAGGTCATAAATGAAAAATTTCTTACTATTTTTTGTGGTATTATTATCACAATTTACGTTATCACAATCAACCATTCTTTCTGAAAACTTTGGTTCTCCCACAACTACCACAGTTATTAGTTCATACACTGGTTGGCAAAGTACAAGTCCCATTTCTTTTGCGGGAAATGTGGATGTTAGAAACACAACACCATCCACAAATTCAGGTGCAAGTGGGGGTGGAAATGTATTTTTTACAAATAATCCATCACGAGTTTTTACCATTTCAGGTATAAACACAAGTACGTATAGTGAAGTATATTTGATATTAAGTCACCATAAAAGTACAATAGCGTCAAGTAACGAATTAATAATTGAGGTTAGTTCTGATGGTTCAAACTTTACCCCACTTACTTATACAAGACCCACAGGTACGGGAACTGCGGTATGGAGAACAATTTCACCAACAGGGACAATTCCAATCACAACAAATCTACGATTAAGATTCAGACAAAATTCTTCATTAGCACAATTTAGAATTGACGATGTTTATCTGTATGCGCCAACGTCACTTCCTGTTGAACTAACTTATTTTGATGGTATAAAACAAGATGGTTTTAATTTATTAAAATGGCAAACAGCGTCAGAACACAATTCATCTCATTTTATTGTGGAAAAATCAACAACGGGAGATTTTGATAATTCATCAATAGTTGGAAATCTGATGGGTTCAGGTAATTCCCAAGAAATTATTGATTATGATTTACTTGATATGAAAGTAGAAAACACAATCAATTATTATAGATTAATTCAATATGATTTTGATGGTGAATATAAAGTTTACCCAATTATTGCAATTGATAATAGAGTACAGAAAGACATTGAAAGAATCGTTGATTTATCAAGTAAAGAAGTTGATGAAAACTATAAAGGGGTTGTTATCATCTATTACAAAAATGGTGAGTTTGTTAAAACTTACCAATTTTAATTCATAGTTGATAAATATTAAACAAGAGGGGGTGTATGATAATTCACCCCTTTTTTGGTATTTCCACTACGTATTTTTACTTATATCATTGTATTTATAATAAAGACACGACCTGCCCAAGGAAGTTGGGGGTTCCTCCACAAGGTTCTTCAAGTGTGACTTTAGTTTTAAACCCACAAAATTAAAGGTCATATGAAAAAACTTGCATTATTTCTATTTACGTTATTAATTAATTTTAATTTACTTTCCCAATTCTGTTCTGCAACTGCGTTGGTGAATATGGGTGTTATTACACCTACAGGAACATTTCAAAATGTATCAAACGCCGCATCAGCAAAAAGGTATTGGAGATTCACAGCAACGGCTGGATGTACTTACGATTTCTCTACCTGTAATAGTGTAAACACAAATGACACATATCTGAGATTATATTCAACTGCAACAGGAGGAACCGTATTAGCTCAGAACGACGATAATGGTCCGTTTTGTACAGGAACAAAAGCATCACTTACTTGGATTTGTCCTGCAAATGGAACTTATTCTATTTTAGTAACTAATTATAGTTGTGCTAATTTAAGTGCCACAACAATATTAAGTTATAGGGTAACTTGTGCCCCTGTTTATAATCCTTGTTCATCTATAACCACAATAAGCAGTTGTGGAACAAACGTATCAACTACAATGTCAGGTGGTGGGGCAGGATGGAATCCATCATCTTGTGGATTTTCCACACCAGGACAAGAAAGAATATTCCAATTCACACCAACAACAACAGGAACTTATTCACTTAATGTTACAACAATTACAGGTGGTTTTATTGATTTCTTTTGGAAACCTGCATCGGGAGGATGTGGAAATACGGGATGGAATTGTGTTGACGACATATCATCTGCAGGAAATTATAATGCGATAACACCAATGACATTTACTGCAGGTGTTACATATTATATCCTTTTAGACCCTGAAACAACAGGTTCATATAATGTAACATTTAATTTAGGGTGTCCAATAGTTGCACCATCTAACGATTTAATATGTAATGCAACAACAATCACCTGTGGTTCTCTTTTGGCGGGAACTACTGTAGGTTCTACTTTATCAGGTACAGGTGAAGGAGGTTCTTGTGGGACCACACAAACTACGGGAGGTGTGTGGTATAAAGTTGTGGGCACGGGAGATGTAATGACCGCATCTCTCTGTGCCACGGCTTGGGACAGTAAGATATCAGTTTTTCAAGGAACCTGTGCGTCCCCAACTTGTGTGGGTGGTATTGACGATAACGGTCCGTCTTGTGCTGGTACATCTGCATCATATTCTTGGACATCAACACCTGGTGTAACATATTTTATATTAATACACGGATTTGGTACAACATCGTCATTTACATTACAATTCTTGTGTTCACCTCCACCACCACCTCCACCACCAGGACCTTGTCTTAATGCCACACCTTACGCAATAAATAATATGCCAACATCAACAGTTGGTTCAGTTTCTACAACTTGTGTATCAGGTTTTGGACAATTTACTGATGAGTATAGTCAATGGAACACAGGTGTACAAGGAAACACATATACCGTATTGTCATCTATTAGTAGTGATTGGATTACAGTAACAGAAGGGTCACCAACAGGAACTGTTGTAGGATTTGGTTCTCATCCATATAGCTTTACAGCACCAACAAACAATACGTATTATGTTCACGTAAATGTGAATGGGAATTGTGTGGAGGATGCAAATTGTAGGGATGTAACAATCACACTAACAACATCACTACCGATAGAACTTATGGAATTCAACGGGAAAGAAAATGGTGTAAATAACTTACTTTACTGGAATACCGCATCTGAACAAAATAACAACTACTTCACACTTGAAAGAACAGCTGATGGTGAAAACTGGATTAATGTCGCAACAATCAATGGGGCAGGAAACTCACAAGAAGTACTATCCTATTCTTACTTGGATTCAGATTACGAAAGAGGAAAGGTTAATTACTACAGATTGTCTCAAACTGATTTTGATGGTAATTCAGAAACATTTAATATAATTTCAATTGATAATACATTAAATAATAGAATCCTTGTCAAAATCATCAATATGAGTGGACAAGAAGTAAAAGATATGAACGCAACAGGTATTTATATGGAGGTATATGACGATGGGTCTATGAGAAAAGTAATAAGGTAAATGTTAAAAAAATATGATTTTTTTGTAAGGTTGTTTGTAATTATTTTAGCATTACTACAACCTTACATTGTTTATAGGACATTGGGTGATATAGAAGCCCTGTCGTTAGTTTGGGGAACACCATTAGAACCCTTATTTATTGCAACAAATGCCCTTACAAGTTATTATTTATTTTCAATGAAAAGGTGGGAACTACCTGCACTTTGTTTATTATTATTAACATCCTTTTCATTAGTAACATATCCAATTGCACACGACATTATTGCAATTTGTTTTTTTGTTTCAGTGATATATCCATTATATATGACAAAAAGATTTAAGTATTTTTTGTATCTATACTTAATTAGTTTGGTTGTTGGTTTTTTTTGGGGGATATTTTGGATGGAGGTGTGGGGAATTGTTGTGATGTGTGTGTATCACTTATTTTTAATTACATATAAAAGTTTACTCCGTTCTAGAAAGAACTCTAATCGCTTTAGATAAAACTTCTACTTCACCTAAAGTAAACGCACCTCTTTGGTAGGCGGATTTAACACCCTCAATTAAATAAAACATTGAGTGTTCTTTATTCATAGAATCTAATATGGTATCTAAATGTTCTTCAGACAAAAGTTCAATAGTCCCAAAAATATTACCAAACGCTTCATTTCCTTTTTCCATATTCTATGATATTTATAAAGGTAATGATAATTGACGATATTATAAAGAAAATATTAAAGGAAGCAAATACTTCTGTTACCGCGGGTTTATATAATGGACCTGTTGAAATAGGTTTAAAAAAATGGAAAGAAAGTGAATTAGGTCCTTTTTATAAATTTGTTGATACTGAATTCAACCACAACAAAAAACAAAAAACTTTGAAAAATAATATTAAAAAAACTGTGGGTGTTTGGGAGAAAAATGCTGACGGTACGTATGATGTTGATGAACACGATGTTCACGCAATCAGTGAAGATTTAGCCGTATGGTTTGGAACAAAGAAAAAACCTAAAGGTTCAAAACAACCAAAAGGTCCTTGGGTGGATATTTGCCGAAAAGTTAACGGAAAACATCCACCTTGTGGAAGAAGTGACGCGGATAAAGGTTCATATCCTAAATGTAGAGCCGCAGGAGTTGCAGGTAAAATGTCTGATTCACAAAAAAAAGCCGCCTGTCAACAAAAAAGAAGAGCAGAAAAGAAAGACACACAAACAGGTAAAGGACAAAAACCTGTAATGACATCCTACAAACCAAAAAATGAAAACACAGAAAAAAATATTGTAACTTTAACTGAAACTGATTTGATGAGAATTGTTAGAAGAGTTCTTAATGAACAATAATAACATCAAGTAGAAAAAGTTTAATCGTCTAATTTATTTGATATTTTTTGTAATACGTTGTGTAGTGAATTTTTGATTTGTGAATTAACCTTATCTTCGTAGTTTAGTCTTCTTTTTTCTGCTTCATTATCAAAGATAAATGTAATTCGTTCCCAATCTCTTTGGCTTAGCTTTACACTATAATGATAAACGTGGTTAGTCAAATCAACTCTACCATAATCCATTGTGATGAATAAATCCATGTCTTTGTTCTCTATGTATCTTTTGTTTGACATAGGAGCAATCATAAACTTTGACGTTGGATTTTTAATCATTTTAAGACATATCTGAAATGTTGTCTTTTCGTATGTGGTAATTTCTTCTTCCGCAGTAGGCATAAAGCTACTACGTTTACTCCAAATATACAATTTTAATTTTGTTCTGGTAAAAAATCTGATTATTCTCTTTTTCATCGTTTTGTTTTTATTTAACAAAGATAATGAAAAATATTTGAATAAAACAAATTAATTAAAAATTATTTTAACAGTAAGAACCTGAACAACGTTTTTTACCGTCAAGTCCTTTAATTTTACCTTTACACACCTGAACAGCAAAACCGTTTGCGTAAGCACTTGGATACACCTCAAACTTTGTTTTTGCGGCAGCTTTACCTCTCGCACAAAGTTTAGTTCCCGTTTTCTTTTTTCCTTCAGACATTACCATGTCGTCATTATCTATGTTTTCTCTTTTTGACTCATTCATAATAAAATCAAATACTTGATCCATATTATTTTTTGCTTCAGCAATATGATCTTGTGCCCAATCATGTCCGTTTTCTAAAATTGACTCAACCATATTTTCATCTAAATCTAATAACATATCACATTGTCTTCTCATTTGTTGTAAGTTAGAAAAGAACATATATCTTGATGAACGATCACCTTCTTCTTTTATAACCCTTTTAATAATTCTGTCTAAATTTTTCATATTATATATTTTAACTATTTAATCCATTTCCACCAATTACAATCATATTTAATTGCGTGACTGGTGTCCCGTAACCATCAGTCCAAACAGGATGAGGTGGTGTTATAATATTTATAGTTGAACCAGTGGCACCACAGTCACAACAAATTTCACAAACTGTTGATTCAGTATTTGCACTTCTCGGAACAACACCTGGATTGTCTTCCGAACAAATAATACAATTAAAGTAAAACTCAACAGGTGTAAATCCTTCTTCTTCTAAAGGTATTGGACATAAATTTGATATTTGATAACAATTACCAAATTTATCACTCACGCTATAATTAGGTAAAGCAAACCTATCAAAAGAATAAATAGATAAGTAATTATCAAGTGTTATACTCACAAACGACTCAACCCCTGTATTACAATTAACTAATGTAACACCAATTAGTCCTTGTGAATTACAATTTTCACAACTATCATATTTTAATGTGTCACCAAGTCCATTTTTTTGTGTATTATAATATGTGTAATAACCACTATTAGAATTAACAGTATTTATTAACCCAGCACAAATCCATTCATTTGAACCCCACATTAATTTTACAATATCACCCTGTGCTACTGTATTATCCGTTGTAACATAAAAAGAACTATATGTATTTGAGTTTGTGCATGCTGAAGCATTCCATATCTGTATATTTGGTTGCCCATTAAAGTAACAAGTGGCACAGTCATCGTCATTACCACTAAAAGTTTCAACACTATATAATGTATCATAATATGATGAAGAGGTACCTAAAATTGTACAACATTCATCAATTGCTGGATTATAAAAAACAGAACCATTTTGTAAATATTGGTATGATTTTATATATCCACTCAAAGTTGAGCCACCAGTTTGAGAAAAATACCTTAACCCATCATTACCACCGTCATTATCGTTAAATCCAAGGTAAATATTATTATTTACATCGTAAAAATCAAAACCATAAATAGAATTTGTAGATGGTGTTACCGTATCATTTGTTGCAACAATACCATTTGTTAACGGATTTATTTTTAATAAACCATTTGGTAGTGCAACATATATATATCCATCATAATTATTATATCTGATATTACCTGGAGATTGAGGTGTTGCTATTGTATTTGTCACAGTTTTTGTTGTTGTATCAATAACTTTTACTTGATTATATCCACTACAAGTAACATACATATTTCCACTATTAGGTTCATATGCAATATCATAAGAACCATTCACAGGTATTGATGTAACGTGTGATAGTGTATTTGGATTATAAACCTCAACACTATACCCACCACTTGCAGTTGTATAAACCTCATCATTAATTGGATCATATGATATAAATTCTTCATAATAACCACTTGCTGTTGAGATTGACCCTGTTACCGTATTTGTTAGTGTGTTAAATATTTTAACACTATAGTCACTGCAAGTAATAAATAATCTGTTATTAGGTAAATCTTTTGTCATACGAAACGACGTTGTGCCAATACTATATGGTGTTGTTGTCCCAGAAATATCAATTGATGTATCTAATTTACGAATACTAGATTGGTTAGTGCTTGTAAGATACATCGTATTTGTATCATAATATAAAACATCACCATAACCTCCACCAGGAAATGTGTATTGGGTGTAAACAGAGTTTGTTGATGGGTCAACAACAATCATTCTTGTTGATTGAGTTGTTGTATAGATGTGTTGGGTGTCAGGATTATACTCAACATCAAAAGGAGTTTCACTTGCACCACCAAAATCAATTAAACCATCATATGAAAAACCAGAAACAGGGTAACAAGTTTCGTATTGGTAGTTAATACCATTACATTCAATACAAGGGTCACACCCTGGTTGTGGATCAAAATTCAAAAAACTGTCAATTGTAACAGTTGCACCAGTTGGACCGACAACAGTAAAACAACCGTTTTCTGTTGATAAATTTGACACGTCACCATTATTAAACAACGTTGATGCCCATACAACTTCAGTGAT